ACCTAAAAACGAACAAGGTTTCCCGATTGAACTAAAGAACATCCACCCCGAAAAAGTAATTATCCACGCAGACATGGACGGCGGTGTTGAATACGAAATCAATCGTCAACGCTTCCCGAATGAAGACATAATCCAAATCAACTGGCTAATTATGCCTGGACAAAAGCGTGGTGTAAGTCCGATAGACGCTTTGCGTAACACCGTCGGAACAATGATTGCGATTGACCGCTTCCTTGCAAGTTTCTATGGTGAAGGCGCAACCCCATCATCAGTACTTGAAACAGATGGGCAAATCACTGAAGAACAAGCAAAGATTTTGCGTGACAGTTGGGAAGAGGCTCACTGGAAACGCCGTCGCCCAGCAGTACTTACTGGCGGTTTGAAGTGGCGACCTATTTCTGCGAGTGCAAGCGACATGGACACGATGGTTCACCGTGACGCACTTATTCGTGACATTGCACGTGCGTATCGTATTCCGTTGCACTTAATGTTGGGTACCGGTGGCGACAATCAGACTTACCAAAATGTGGAAGCAGCAGGTATCAACTTCGTTCGTCACACACTTCTACCTTGGATGCGTAGAATAGAAGACGCACTTTCTGAACTGTTCCCGTATCCTATTGTGGTGCGATTTGACGCTGACGGTTTGCAACGAGCCGACCTATTGACCCGTGTCCGTGCACAACAGATACAAATCCAAAGCGGAACTATGTCTCCTAACGAAGCCCGTGAAGAAGAAGGCATGGAACCGTATGAAGGTGGCGACAACTTTGTTGCACCAAGCACTACACCGAATATCGGAACGGATGCACTTCCACCTGAGAAGCAATAGAAATGCCGTGGTCAATCAAGACCGACGCTGAAGGCTGTAATGGTTTCGCTGTTGTCAAAGACGGTGAAAGCAAACCGATACCTAGCGGTTGTCACAAATCACGCCCGCAAGCACTAAAACAACTTGTGGCTTTACGGCTGTCGTACGACGAACGGCAACAGCCACGCACACCTGACGGTAAGTTCGCTTCAACGGGTGGGGGCGGTGGTGGAGGCGGAAGTGCTGGCGGAAGCACGTACAAGGCGGGAGACAAGGCTGGAAGCAAGGCTAAGTCAGCCCCAAAGAACGTAACCGGCAAGGGCGTCAATAACGATTCGGAATATGTGCTTTCGGAGAAAACTGGCAACTTCTTTAAGAACCCGACTTACAACGGCAACCCGAACGGCAAAGGTAAATATTCACCTGCTGGTAAAAACAAAGCAAAGCAAGGAAGTGTCGATGACCTTGAGGGTGGACCGAAGTTCAAAGCAACAGGTCAAGCAAAACACAAGGTTGGTGGTGCGACTAAAGCACCTGCGCCTGCCAAGCCAGTATCAGCGAAGCCAGCGTCAAGTGGAACGAAACTAAGTTCACCTGAAGGTGAAATCACTGGTGACGCTAACGCTGTATCAAAAGTAAATAAACAGTTTGAGAAGCAAAACATCTTGAGCCCTCAGCAATTACACACAGATGTAAACGCAGGTCAAAGTCCTTTGAAGCCAGGAGAAAGAGCAGCGGTAGTTCGATATACGGGTGCGGGGTATTCTGGGGTAAACAATAAACTTCGCAATGAGCATGGGGACTTAAAAACCGACAGTACTTACGATGCAAAGAAAACAAAAGAGATTGCCAAACTTGATAAAACCCTTAGTTCTAGGCAGTTGAGTCAGGACGTTGCAGTAAGCAGACGGGTGAACCTAAAGACAGAAAAATTGCAGGTTGGCGACGAAATCTATGACCCTGCTTTCCAGTCTTTTTCAACCACTAAAAGAAACCCGTTCGGTACTAATTCGTCAACAATAGAAACGGTTTTACCAAAAGGGACTAAAGGTATGTCGGTAAGGTCGGTATCTAAATACACTAGCGAGGATGAAATTTTGCTTCCAGCAGGCATGACAATGAAAGTAACTAGCATCCGTGGAGTAAAAGATGGCGGAAAATACATTACAGTTGAACTAGTTAGTCAAGGCGTTCGCAAAGGCGAAGCACCACAACCCGTAAGGAGCATGCATGTCGGTAGATAGGGAAGACAAATTTACTATCCCGCTTGACCTCGTTGCTATTAACGGCAAGTTCAAAGACGGCTTTACTTTGACAGAAGATGAAGAACGCAACCTTCCACGCAACTATCGCCCTGCTTCAGAAGACGATGTGCCCGAAGGACGCAAATGCGGTAACTGCGGATATTACGGAAACGGATATTGCGACTTTTGGGATGCAGAAGTACGAGAAAATTATTACTGCAACAAATGGCTAGGTGACGAAGAAGACCTAGACGAAATGGAAGACGAAGAAGACGATGAGATGGAAGATGACTACGACGACGACATCGAGGAAGACCGTGCAGTCTCCTTGGAAGCACCTGTCTACATGCGTAACGCTGCCCGACGTGGACTAAAGATGCACGAAGAAGGGCATGGCGGAGATGGACTTATGCCTCAAACAGTTGAAGATGCACGCAAAATGGCACGGGGCGAAGTCACCGAAGCCAAATGGCGCAAGATAGGTCCATGGATTGCACGGCACATGGTTGACCTTGACGCACCAAAGAACAGAAACCCAGATGACGCTGGCTATCCGGGTGCAGGCCTTGTCGCCCATCTCCTTTGGGGAAGCGGTCCATCCAAAGCAAACGCTCAAAGAGCGATGGATTATGCGAACGGTGTCGTTGAACGCTTAGAAGAAAGTCGGGCAGCTAGTCAACCTGCACCGAAAAAAGACCAAATCAAGGGTTCTAATACAAACCCTAAAGGTTCGGCAAAAGACAAAAGTGGAAGCATTAGCCTTGACGCAAGTACAGAAAAATCGCTAGGAATGAAAGTAAGCGAACACAATAAAGCGATGGACGAAGCGGATAAACCGAGTTGGACAAAGGTTTCGCTCGGTGCATTGAAGTCTGTTTGGCGACGTGGCGCTGGTGCTTACTCAACAAGTCACCGACCTGGAGTTCCTCGTTCGGCTTGGGCTATGGCACGGGTCAATGCGTTCATCTTTTTGTCAAAAAACGGCAGACCACAAAATCCGAAATATGTTACCGACAACGATTTGTTGCGGGAAGGTCACCCAAAGAAATCTTCGGCTAAGTAATGCAAATATCCAGCAAAGGCTATGCGCTTATGATTACACTTACCGATAGGTCTAGGTGAGGTGGTCAAATGGAAGAACAAACAGTCGGCTGGGTTAGCGTTCCACAAAACAACGAAGCACGGGTAATCGCATACTCAAACCTTGAATTGCGTGCAACTGGTGACGGTAACACTTTGACCGGATACGCAGCAATATTCGATTCACCTTCCGAACCTTTGCCTTACACAGAATATGTTCGTAAAGGCGCTTTCCAAAAAACGCTAAAAGACGGTGCAGATGTGCGCTTGCTAATTGACCACAGCGGTGTTCCACTTGCACGAACCAAATCAGGAACTTTGTATCTTGAAGAAGACGACAAAGGTTTGCTCGTTGAAGCAGAACTTGACCCGATGAACCCTGACTCAGCACGAGTTATTTCCGCTATGAAGCGTGGAGATATGTCGCAAATGTCTTTCGCTTTTAAAGCAATCAAAGACCAATTCAACGAAGACCGAAGCGTTCGTGAACTTCGTGAAGTAAGGCTGTTTGATGTTTCCGTTGTGACCTTCCCCGCTTACGAGGAAACCGTTGCAGAAATCCGTAGCAGAGACTACAGTGAAGTTGTTGCACCAATCGCACCAAGTCGTTTACGACTAGCGGAAGTACGGCTAGCGCAACAGAAATACCGTCAGCCGTAAGGACAGTCGCCTGAGCACTGTGCCTTCCACTCGGAAAATAAAAAACAAAAACCGAACATTGGAGAAAAAATGTCATACTCACTTAAGTTGAAAGAACAACGCTCGTCATTTATTGACAAAGCAGACGAAATCGTAAAGAAGGCTGTAACAGAACAGCGTGACCTTACGGTTGAAGAAGATGCAGAAATCGTTCAGGCTCTCGCAGACGCAGAAGCACTCGATGAAAGCATCAGTCACCACGAAACACTTGAAGCACGTTCAGTAGAAGCAGCAAAAGCACGTGAAGACCGTGGACTTCGTGAACAGCCTTCGGTAGTCAAATCAGAACCACGCACATATTCGCCAAATAGCGAAGTGTCGTTCGTTGCAGACGCATTCCGTTCGCAAGTTCTCGGTGACTACGAAGCACAACAGCGAATCGCTCGCCACATGAATGAAGAAAAAGTTGAACGACGTGACGTTACCAGCGCGAACTTTGCTGGACTTATCGTTCCACAATTCCTCACCGAATTGGCAGCACCATTCGCACGTGCAGGTCGTCCATTCTTGGACATCTCTCGCAAGCACCAGTTGCCACCGTCGGGTCTGACTATCAGCATCAGCAAGGTAACAACTGGAACCGCAACCGCAGTGCAAACTGAAGGTGCAGCTGTTCAGGAAACCAACATGGACGACACCAAGTTGGACATCAGTGTTGTAACCGTTGCAGGTCAGCAGAATGTGTCACGTCAAGCGATTGAGCGTGGAACAAACATCGATTCACTGGTAATGGCAGACCTCGTTTCTGCGTACCACACGAACCTCGATAGCCTGTTCCTCACAACAAGCGCAACTTCGTTGACCAACACGATTTCGCAAGTAATCACCTACACGGATGCAAGCCCAACGGTTGCAGAGTTGTACCCAAAGATTTTGGATGGAATTCAGAGAATTCAGACCAACTTCTTTGCGGGACCTAACTTCAT